GCCTTGATGATGGCGGCCTTCCACAGGTGCTTGCGTCTAGGCACAAGACCCATGCCCTTCATGCGACGCTCGTAGTCCGATGCGTGCCACACTCCGATGGCACCACGGAAGGCGCCAAGCAAGGCCGACGATCCACGGACCTGGGACGCCATCTGCTCGGCGTTCCGGATCGGCTCGTCGCCTTGCTTCTTGATGTGGTGGATGACGATCAATGCCGCACCAAGCTCGCCGCCTACTTGGCTTGCCACTCGGATGAATTCGTTGATCACGGTGGCGCTGTTCTCCTCGCCGTGCAGCACGCTGTTGAGGGTGTCGATGACGACGAGCTGAAGGTTCGGGATCTGGCGTAGCAGGGCGAAGAATTCCAGCCACTTGCGTGACGGCCTGGACTCCTGCGTCTTCGGATCTTTCTCGACCAAGGCAAATGCGCCTCCGGAGTTGATGGTGGGGAGGATGATCAGATCGTCACCGGCTTCACGTCGCCGGCTTCCGTCTGCGTCCATGTCGGCCATGCGGATGTGAAGCTCGTCCTTGTCGTCTTCGGTCGTTAGGATGACCACGGCACCCTTGCGCATGACAGGAAGCCCGCACCACGTGTCGCCTTCCCTCCGTGCTGCTACCTTCAGAGCAAGGTCCAGCACCATGAAGGTCTTGCCGGCGCCGCCTTCGGCGACCAGCAGCTGGTGCTTGGCGGCCTGGAGCCAGTTCTGGACTAGAAACTGACGCTCCGGGCGGGGAGCAAGGCTCCATCGGTGAGCGGCCCACACGGCCAGCCCTTTGCCTTCCTCAAGGATCGGCTTCTCCGGCTCCGGCATGGGTCCGTTGTTGTGGATGTCGTTACGGAGCAGGCCCAGCCACTCGGTGTCGAAGCGAGACTCCGGCCAAGGAGGATTCATGTGGGCCTGCATCCATCCGTAGGTCGCAAGTCTGGCGGCATCGAGGGTCATCTTGCCGATGCGTGCGGTGTGGATGTAATGGCCGGCGACGCCGTTGAAAGCAGACCACCGGGTGGTGCCTTCCCCGCCGGCGGCGACGTCCTCTGTCAGCATCTGGACAGCGGGCGTATGCGTCTTGGGCATGAGCGGATCGACAGGTGCTTCCTTGATCGCCCACTCCGATTCCGGCATGCGTGCGGCTTCTGCCAGAGGGCAATCAACTACTGCGGCCGGATCGTGACGCTCGATGACGACCAGTCTCTTCACCCCGGACTTGCCGTGGATGGAGCCGGCCACACGGATCGGCTGGTGGGCGCGTCCGTAAGGGTTGCCGTCCACGCCAAGACCGAACTGGATGTCGGCTCCTGCCTTGCGTGCGATGGAGTCTCGTACGAACACAACGTGGGCGACTTCAAGTCCGCTTACCTGCCAGTAGGCGTGGCGCTTTGGCTTGCCCTCTTCCGTGACGCCACCGGACAGCACCACCATGGCGGCCGGCCCGAATTCCTTCTCCACGAAGGCCAGCTTGGCGTCTGTGTCGCCGGTGTCGAAGTCGGCGCAAACGGTGCGGAACACGTCGCAGTTCTCGGCGGTGCCACGATCCTCCTTGAGGGTGCAAGGTACGATGAATGTGGCGACGTCGTGCTGGCCCCACCGGGTGGCATGGAAGATCACGGAAGAGACGAACTTGTCCCAGCCCATTCGCTCCGGCTCTAGGAAGATGTCTTCTCGGAACACCCCTTCCCGGGACGTACCTTTTTCGCCGATGCCACGTAGGCACACGAAGCCCTTGGCTTCACGGCCGAACAGCATCTCGATGTGCGTGGCGACGGCTTCGTTGTCGATCGGAATCATGTCGGTCATGTTGGGTCGTTTATTCCTGGGCGTTGGGCGTCCTAGGTCAACTCCACAATCTCACCCTTGGCCTTGAGTGCAAGCACCAGCCAGCCGGCGGTCAGCTCGTCAAGCTGTTGCATGTCCTCGGGGGGTACGACGAACGAAAGCCTGCTGGCCCCACGGAAGTACTGGAGCCGGTCCGGGCGGATGACCTCGGCCCTGTTTGCCCATCCCATGAAGGTCACGGAACGCTCGTTATATTCCACACGCATGAGGGCGTAGATGTCCACAAGCTCCTTGGTGGTGATCTCTCCGTTGATCTCGTAAGACGGAACCAACAGGTGGGGGTTGGGGTGGTGGCTGGACTTGACCTCAACGGACTGGCCGTTGGACGCCATGAAGTCCACGCTTCCGGACCGAGGCGATACCGTGTCGTCGCGCTCCATGTTGAAGATCTTGGAGAAGGCGATCTCACCAAGCAGGCCGACAAGGTCCATGACCTTGCCAGACTGCTTGCCCACGTGCTGGTCGGGGACGCCGGCTGCCCGGCTGGACTCATGCCTTGCGAGGCTTTCAGCCTCGGCCTGGGTCATGGTGATCTCGTCGAGTTTGATGCGGATCCTCACAGGTGGTGAATGAAGATCGGGGTATGCTCTCCGACGTAGCCTCCTGCCACGTTGAAAGTGAAATGCTCAAGCGCGTCCTCTTCGGACATGCCATCTGCGATCAGCACTCTGATGCACGTGTCTTGGTCGTAGATGACACGGATCGGGAACGACTCCGTGATGCCCACGATGGCGGCGTCGAAGCCGTCTGCGGTTAGAGTCTCCTCTTCGATGTCTTCAAGCATCTCGACGAGTCTCTTTCGGTTTTCTTTAGCCATCTTCTTGAGGTGGCTCTTTTCGGTTTTATGGATACGCATGTTGGGAAATTACCAAGACCATGTCTTGGGAGGGGCGACGTCCGGAGTCTTCTGCTCGGCCACGCCGTGGCAACGCTTCTTGTAGTCGCACCACTTGCATTTGAAGTCATCGACGCCACGGCCGATGCGGCCAAGCTGCTCCGGGTTGTCGGTCTTGACGATCCGTACGGCGCGGTCGATGTACGACTGGGCGTCCCGGGCGTTGAATGCGACGACCTCTACATGGATCTCGCCGGTGTCTCGGTTGATGGCCGTGAACAGGCACGAAAGCAGATCCTTGTAGGCCATGTAGATCTGGACCTGGGCGTAGTACACAGGTTTGGAATCCTTTAGACCCTTCTTCACCACGTCGCTCCAGCTCTTGTCTCCGAGGGCTTTGTTCTCCCACAGGCATGGGTAGAGAAGACCGGCGATGACAGGGCCTCCGTTGATGATGCCGTCGAGATGGCCTTTGAACTTGTCGCCGGCGTCGGAGATTCCGAACTGCTTGCCGTCAAGCTGGTGTGTCTGCAGGTCGAAGCCTGCAAAGATCATGTACTGGGCGACGCGGGTTTCGCCGTCATGGCCCATGTCGAAGATGCGTAGTGTGTTGGCCTTGAAGTCAGCACCTTCGTCCTTCGGAGTCATGTGGTATTCGTACGCAAGACGTCGCTCGCATTCGTCACCGATGCGGGAAGCTCCTAGGTACTGTCGCGGAGTCTGCTTGCCGCGATGCTCTTTGATGGCTGCGTCGATCAAGGCTTTGACGCCTTCGGCGATCTGGCAGGGTTGGGTTTCTGGTTTGAACATATTAAATGGAAAGTACTTTGGCTTTGATGAAACGCTCCCGCCACTTCCATGTCAGCGCACACGTCGCCCGGTACTTGGTCATGCCGGCGGCCGAGAAAACATCAAGGCCAAGCTGGATCAATTGTTTGTCGGATGGAGGCTCGGTCAGCCAACGCTTGCTCTTCCTGGCGGCGTCCTTGTCGCCATGCTCACGGAGGTAGTCGTCGGCCGATGCGATGGCCTGGAGCCGGTCGTCGGTCACGGAGATTAGGGTCGCACCGGCGGAGCCGTCCTTGCCGCCGATGGCGTACTGCTTGCCGTCGTGCCGGACGACGCATGCCCACGCCGTCATGGCCGAGGCGATGGTCACCATGCCGTCCCAGAAGGATTCCCAGCGGAAGGGGGACATCTCAAGGATCTCCACCTCGGTGAGGGTGAAGTTCTCCAAGGCACCACGTTCCTCGGCTTCCTTGCGGCGACGCTCTACGCCGTCGAAGACATGCTCGCAAGCCGGGCATACGGCGACGCCGAGGGGTACCTCCATGTCGCACGACGGGCATACCTTGGTCCTGGCGACGCCTTTGATAGGCTCAAGGACGACGTCGCTGTCCAGGCCGCCGTGGGTGAGGATGGAGTAGCCGAAGTCCAGGACGATGCAGTCGGACTTGATGACGCCTGGGTGCTTCTCCGGGTCCACCTTGCGCAATCCACGCCCGATCATCTGGATCATGGTGGACTTGAACGAGCATGGCCGGAGCAGCAGGACGCAGCTGACTGTCTGACAGTCATAACCTTCGGTCAGCACGGCCACGTTGACCAGCACCTGTGTGCGGTCCTTTTCAAAGTCGATCAAGGCACGACGCCTGTCGCCGTCGGACAGGTTGCCGTGGACGATGTCGGCCTTGATGCCGGCGTCGCAGAAGGCTTGGGTCACATGCTCCGCATGCTCGAC